GACGACCGGCAGCGACCGGCCCCAGTGGCGCGCGCCGTTCATCGGCGAGTCGTTCCTCGGCGACAGCGCCGAGGGGCCGAACGCGATCGGGCCCGTGTGCACCGACCCCGGGCACGTCGAGTCCGAGGACCCGAGCGCGTTCGACTGCTGCCCCGAGCCGATCATCGAGATCGACCCGCCGCTCGTCGAGTACTTCCTCGCTCTGCTGAACGCCGACCGCGAGGCGGGTGAGCAGCAGTGAGTACCCGTCACGACCTGATCAGCGGCTATGCCCCCGCACGGCACGTCGACGGAGGCCTGTTCGTCGAGCTGCTGAATCGGTTCGAGGCCGAGGCGGTCGCCCGAGTCGAGCAGCGGCCGGTAAACGACCGTCTCGCGAAGGCTCGGGCTGCGGCCGCCGCGATGTTCGAGATCGAGGCTGGCGAGCGGCGCCCCATGTGGCGGGTCATCATCACCGACAGCGAGTCGCCGACCGGTATCGCCCCTGTCTGTACCGCCAAGGGCGACGACGACCTGCACCTGTGGGCGAATTTCGGTGACGGCATCGAGCGCGTCGAGGACGGCGTATGGGACTGCTGCCCCGATCCGCAGTTCGACACGTACTCGACTGTCCTCGCCGCGTACCTCGTCGAGCTGCTGAACGCCGACACCGAGGCGGGTGAGCAGTCGTGAGCGCCCGAACCGTGATCGAGCACGCGCTGCGCGCCTACTACGCCGACAGCAGCGACCCGAACGAGCTCGTCGGCGAGCTGCTCGCGAAGTACGACGCCGACGGGCGCGCCGCAGCGCTCGAAGACGCTGCCGGGATCGCCGTCCGCGCTGCTCGCGGCTGCGGCGACAGCGAGGCCGGGCAGTACGCCGCATCCGTCGCCGCGAGCATCGGCAAGCAACTACGCGGCATGGCTGCGGAGATGACGCAACGGGGCAGTGAGAAGGACACCCGCGGCGAGTCGTCGCCGCTACAGGGCGAGTCCACTCACCGGCACCCGCGCCCGTGCGAGTTCCCGACCGTGCTGCCCTGCACCTGCCCGCGCCCCTCGGCGCTGCCCGAGGCATCGTTCATCCGCGCACGGCACCGCCGCCTGATCGCCGCGTTCTTCCGCGGTGCAGCCGATGCTCAGCCGAGGGCGGCAGCATGACCGACCCGAAATGGGCGAAGTCAACCGAGCGGGGTCGGTACTACACCGACCCCGACGGGGGGCCGGACCTGATCAGCGTCACGAATGCGCTCGGCTCGATCAACAAGCCTGCGCTGCTGCCGTGGGGCGCCGGGCTCGTCGCCGACACCGTGATCGCCGACCCGATCGTCGCCGCCCGCCGGGCACGCACCGAGCCGGCGGCGCTGCGGAAGGAACTCGTCGCCGCGCCGCGCCTGTACAGCGAACGGGCGATGGATCTCGGTACGCGCGTGCACCTGCGGGCCGTATCGCTCGTGCTGAACACCCCGCACCCGAACGACCCCGAGGTCGAGCCGTACGCCGTGCAGTTGGCCGCATGGTTCCGGCTGTGGCGCGTGCAGTTCGACCGCGACGTGCTCGCGATCGAGACGACCGTGATGCACCGCAAGGCGGGCTACGCCGGCACGGGCGATCTGTGGATATGGCTGCCGACCGGCCAGTACCGGCGGCGGCAGTTGTGGCTCGTCGACTACAAGACGAGCGCGAAGAAGCCGGCCGACACGGTGTACGACGAGCAGCCGCTGCAGCTCGCCGGACTGCGGCACGCGCCCGAGTGGCTCCTGCCCGACGACACGAGCGAGCCGGCGCCACGCGTGCACCGTACGGCGCTGCTGAACCTTCGGCCGCGGTCACACCGGTTCATCGAAGTGCCGTCCGGCCGCGCTGAGTTCCGCGCGTTCCTCGGCGCGCTGCACACCCGCCGCTACCTGAACGACACGCCCTCGACGTACCCGACGGTCGTACCGCCGTGGGCGCCGGGCGCACCCGAACGAAAGGCAGCGTGACCCATGGGATCGCGCATCATGAACATGAGGCGGGCGGGCGCCGAGCTCGGCCGTATCCGCACCGGATACAGCACCCCGCACCCCGACCCGAAGAAACGGGCGATCGCTCAGCGCAGCGCGACGTTCATTCTGTCGTCGCACTCGCGCGAGTACGTCGAGCGGGCGGCCGCCCTGTACGGCGGCGCGGCCGAGGAGTGGACCCCGCAGGGCTCGAAGATCGCGCAGTACCGGGTCATTACCGAGGCGCGCGAGCTGCGGGCAATCCTGCCGCCCGGCGACCCGCTGTCGCAGGACAACGAGCTGTGGACGGGTGGCGGTTGCGCCCGGCGCTGCGACGGGATGACCGAGAAGCTCACCCGCCGGCCGTGCCTGTGCCTCGCCGAGCATGGCGAGCAGTGGCACGAGCAGCCGGCGGGCACGGTGTGCAAGCCGACGTCGCGTATCAACGTGATGTTGCCCGACCTGCCCGACTTCGGTGTGTGGCGGCTGGAGACGCATTCGTACTACGCGGCCGACGCAATGGCGGGCGGGATCGACGCCGTGCTCGCCGCGACCGACGGAAAGTCGCCGATGCCGCTGCGCATGTGGATCGAGCAGCGCGAGGTGAAGCGGCGCGGTAAGACGAAGCGGTTCCCGGTCGTCATGGTCGTACCGGCGATTCCGTCGCTGCGGCACGCACTGTCGGGCCCGTTGTCCATGGCGGCCGCCCTCGACCCGGCGACGATCGAGCGGCCGGCGATCGCGGCGGCGCCCGCCGAGCCGGTCGACTACCGGGCCGCGGCGGTCAAGTGCCGCACGGCCGACGACGTGATCGCGCTGTGGCAACAGGCTCGGTCGGCCGGTCTCGGCGGCGACCTCGAACTGCGCGACGACTTGAAGCGCATCGCCGATGACATCGCCCGCGGTGTTGACCCGAACACGGGCGTGATCGGCGACCAGGACGGCGACGACGAGACCGGACCGGACGGCGACGGGGCGTACGACGTCGAGGTGCTCGACGAGGGCGACGAGCCCGCCGGCGAGGAACCGCCGACCGCGCACCCCGCGGCCGCGTGGCCCGAGGCGGCGACGCCCGGCGCGGGGGGCCGTCGATGACATGGCACCTCGGCCGATGGGCCGCGTTCGACCTTGAGACGACCGGCGTCGACGTCGAGAACGACCGGATCGTGACTGCCGCCGTAGACGCCCGCGGCGGCGGCATCGAGGCCGAGGCCGGCGAGTGGCTCGCCGACCCTGGCGTCGAGATCCCGGCCGAGGCTTACGACGTCCACAAGATCAGCACAGAGCACGCTCGCGAGCATGGCGCCCCGGCCGAGCAGGTCGTGCGGGAAGTCGCGGCCGAGCTCGCCGCGCAGATCGTCAAGGGCGGCGCTGCGGTCGTCGGGCACAACGTGCCGTTTGACCTCACGATGCTCGACCGCGAGTGCCGCCGGTACGGGCTGCCGACGCTGCTCGATCGGCTCGACGGCCGACCGCTGCATGTGATCGACACGCGTGTGCTCGATCAACGCGCCGTGCCGTACCGGAAGCGCGTGAGTGAGGACCAGGGCGCGCGGCAGCTCATCACCCTCGCGCAGTTCTACGGCGTGCCGTGGGACGAGGAGAAGGCGCACGGCTGCTCGTTCGACGCGGTCGCCGCCGCATCCATCGCTTTCCGGATCGCGCAGCTCGCGCACATGCGGCGAGTCGACTGGCCCGAGCACGTGCGCGCCGAGCGTCGCGTGTCGTACATGCCGTTCCGCGACCTCACCCTCGCCGAGCTGCACGAGCAGCAAATCGAGTGGGCTGCCGAGCAGGCGGCCGGGCTGCAAAAGCACTTCCAGAAGACCGACCCGAACGCCGTCGTCGACGGCGCGTGGCCGCTGCGCCCGTGGGTCGAACCGACCGCCGCCGAGGGGGCACTCGCATGACCGACCGGAACATCATCGGATTCGACGTCGACCGCACCGGCGACGCCGCGATCGTGGTCGTCGTCGAGCGCGACGGCTCGTACTTCGTGAACACCGACGGCGTGTGCGATCACCTCGCGGCCGAGCTGCTGCGCGGGATCGCCGACCGCCTCGACGCCCGTCACGGGCCATTCCCTTGCACCCCGCCGCCGGTACAACTCGACCGGCCGATCGAGTACGAGCACGCCGACCCGCGGGGCGGCCGCCTCGACCGCGAGCGGCGCGTGTACCGCGACCCGCGCGGCGACGCGTTCGATCTGTCGCTCAGGTGGGCCGATTGGTTCGAGCGCGCGTGGAAGTGGGACGGCACGACTGGGCAGTTCGGCGAGCCGATCCTGCAGGCCGACGACGGCGAGCAGCAGCCGCTCAGTCTGCTGCGCACCCTGTACGGGCCGATCAGCCCGCTGTCGGGCGGTGCGGCATGACCGAGCTCATCCCCGGACTGATCGCCGCCGACGAGGTGCCCCTCGGCGACCGCGCGCCGGCCCCGACCGAGCTGCAAGTGATGGGGCTCGATCTGTCGATCACCTCGACCGGCGTGTGCCGCACCGACGGCTCGACGTTCCGAATCCGGACCCGACAGAAGGACGGGCCGCGCCGGCTCACGTTCATTCGCGACGTGCTGACGGTCGAGGTCGCCGAGCAGCGGCCGCAGCTCGCCGTGATCGAAGACCTGCCCATGAACGCGGGGCGCATGAGCCTCACGAACCTGAAGAACATGGCGTGCCTGCACGGCGTCGTGCAGGCGGTGCTCGTCGACGCCGACGTGCCGTGGGCGTACGTGAACACGAAGACGCTGAAGAAGTACGCGTGCGACAACGGCGGCGCCTCGAAAACAGACATGACCGCGGCCGCGTTCCTCGCGGACGGCGCGACGTTCGAGGACGACGAGGGCGCCGACCAGGTCGACGCATGGTGGCTGCGCGCGGCAGCGTACGACTGGCTCGGGCTGCCTCTGTTCGCGATGCCCGAGGCGCAGCGCGAGGCGCTGTGCAAGGCGGATTGGCCGGACGCGTACGTGCAGCGGTACGTGATGGGGGCAGCAGCATGAGGCGCCGCAGCGCCTCGCCCGGCGCCCCGACGATCCCCGGCACGGCCGTGAAGCTGCGCCGCCCGACTGCCGACGAGATCATCGCCGCGACCTCCCGTCCAGTGCCGGCCGTGCCCGATCAGGGCGACCTCGTCGAGCACTGGCGCAACTCCGGGCTGCTCGACGACGCCGAGGTCGAGGCACTCGGCGGCGAGGCGGCGCCGGAATGAGCGCCGCGCTCACGCCGACGATCGGCGGCCGGCGCCCCGGGTTCGGAATCCGTGTGCGCAAGGACGGGAACCGGGCGCTCGCCGTCGCCGATGCCGACTGCCCGTGCGGGAAGTTCTGCGAGGCGGCGAGCGGCGACGTCGAGGTCGAAAACCTCGTGATCCGGTACGGCCGGCACCGCCGAGACGAGTGCCCGAACCCCGAGATCCGTAAAGCGGCTGCACGCCAGTACGGGGTGCTGCAGCAATCCCTCAACAAGCGACGGAGGAAGTAGACATGCCCAGGTTGGACGAAGACGCCGAGGTCGAGGTCAAGCTCGACGGCGCGGCCGCGATGCTTCAGCAAGCGATCCCGGCAATCCTGCGCCGCGGACTGTTCGAGGCGCCCGGCGCCCGGATCGTCGCGGTCGTCGAGTTCGCGAGCACCACGTACACCGGTCACGCGTCCGGCGAGGACAAAGACCCGCAGGTGAAACTCAGGGTCAAGCTCGCCGAGGTCGCGACCGAGGGCGATCAAATCCGGCTGCTGCGCGAGGTCATGCGCGCCATGTACCGCGAGCGCAAGATGAACGGCACCCTCGACGAGATCGGCCCCGGCGCCCCGGACGTCGACGGTGTCGTCGCCGAGCTGCTCGCCGCGCACCCGACCGAGGGCGAGTTCGAGGCGCACGAGGAACGTAAGCGCGCAGCCAAGCAGGGGCGCGGCCGAGTCGAGTCCTTCGGGTGACTAGGCAGCCCAAGAGCAGCGGCGGCGCGCGCCGAACGCGTTGCCGCTGCGGGCGGACCGTCTATCGGCAAGTGGTCGGCGCCCTCGACGTCACCGCGGATGCTGACGGGCTCACCCTCGCCGCGGCGCTGCAGCACACGACCCCGAATCGGCTCGCATGGTGCCTGTACCAGCGGTCGGAATGGACGCCGCAGAACCTCCGGAGCGCGCACCCGAGCAGCCACCCCGCCAACTGCCCGCACCCGCACGTGCTCGACCACGTGTGCACGGGCCCGCAGCCGGCCGCCGCGCCGGCTGTCCGCAGAACCCGGAAGACCTCGCCGGCTGTCCACCCCGGACAGCAGCAACTCGCGCTCTGAGCACAGGAGTTCAGCCGATGCCATGGTTCGTCGTTGACGACAACGCACACAGCCACCCGAAGATGATCGCCGCCTCGAACGCGGCGCTCGGGTTGTGGCTGCGGGCGGGCGCGTATGCGGCGCAGCACCTGACCGACGGCATCGTGCCCGGCGCCATCGCCCGCATGTACGGCTCGCGGCCGCAGATCGCGAAGCTGCTCGCGTCCGGGCTGTGGCACGAGCACGGGCACTCGTGCAGGCACCCGAAGTGCGCGCAGCCGCAGCCCGGCGACTACTCGATTCACGACTACCTCGAATACAACCCGACCCGCGCGAAGGTATCGGCGCAGCGCGAGCGGGCCGCGGAGAAGAAGCGGAAGCAGCGCGCCGCGCAGGATCCGGACGCGAATCGCGACGGTTTCAGCGACGATCCGCGCGCGAATCGCGAGGGAATCGACGACGATTCATCGACGGATCACACGCCGGAAAATGACGAGTCCGCAGGTCACGGCGATGCGTCCCCGGGGGACAGTCGGGGGACTCGCGCGCGCGCGTTCCCCTCCCCTCCCCTCCCCTCCAATAAGGGGGGTGCAGATAGGGAGTCGTCTGCAGGTAGTAGCGGGCGCGGCCGCGAGCCTCTCTCTCTGATCGCCGCCGACTGGCAGCCGACCGACGACGACGTGCAGGCCGCGCAGCTCGCCCGCGTCGACGGCGGCCGCGGGCAGCTCACCCCGCAGCAACTCGACTCGGTCACCCGAAAGTTCGTCCGGCGCATGACCGACGACGCCGTGCAGGCGGCCGCGTGGGGCGGCCGCTGGCAGCAGTGGGCCGAGAACGAGCGCACCGAGCAGCAGCCGGCCGCCGGCGGGAACGTCGTGCAGCTCGGCGCCATGACCCGCAGTCAGCAGCAGCGCGCCGGACTCGACGCGCTGCGGCAGCAGATGAACGGAGGACACACCGCATGAGCCCCGAGGAAACCCTCGAACTGCTGTCGCAGATCGCCCTCGTCGACGACCGCGTCGTCAAGGTCGACCACATCGAGCAGCGCGCGCAGGTCACGATGTGGGCCGTCGTTCTGCGAGACGTGCCGCTGCAGTTCGCCGGCGAGGCGGTCGGCCGCCACTACGCCGAGAGCGCGTGGCCGATCATGCCGAAGGACATCGCCGCGCGGTGGCGTGCCGTCGTGCGAGACCGGCTGGGCCGGGCGACGGGCACGTTCGAGCCGACCGATCACCCGCACCTCGACCCCGACGACGTCGGCGGGTACGTGCAGGCGCTGCGCGACGACCGCGGCGCCATCGCCGGCGGCGACTCGCAGCCGGTCGCGGTCGCCGAGTTGATGCCCGCGATCGGCGACCGCTTCGGCAGCCGGCTCGCCGAACTCGTGCCCGCGAACACCGAGTTCACCGAGGCCAAGCTGCAGCACTACCCGCGCCGCGAGCAGCCGAAAGGGCCGCCCGAGCGGGCCGTGCACTGCCCGGCGTGCGGCGCCTCGGCCGGCCGGCCGTGCCGGACGACGAGCCGCGGTCGCCAGATGAACGGCACGCACCCCTCGCGCCGCGACCAGTACGAGGCGCAGCTCGCCACGGACAGCAAGGGAGATCAGTCGTGAGGAAGCAACGCGATCCGCTGCTCGCCGAGTTGTACCCGACCGGCTCGTACGGCGGGCCGCGCCCCGGCGTACGTCGAGCGGGCGAGCCCGACCCCGAGGGGGCGCGCAGGCTCGCCGAGCTCGCCGCCGAGGTCGCCGAGATCGACCACGAGAACGGCTACGGGGTGCACCTGCGCTACCGGCAGACCAGGACGGCGGCAGCATGACCGATCAGACGATGACCGCCGTCGAGGCGCTGCTCGCGTTCGCCCGGCGTGTGGTCGACGACGAGGCCGCGCGGGCGCTCATCGACGAGGCGACCCGCGAGCTCACCGGCCGGATCGTCGTCCGGCCCGATCAGAACCTCGTACCGCTGCGGTTCACGGTGCGCCGTCACCACGATGTGAGCGGGGTGAGCGGCGACGGGAACGTCGCCGACGGCGTGCTGTGGCCGGACGGAACCGCGAACATCCGGTGGCGCGGCGAGCACCCGAGCGCCGTTTTCTGGGATCGCGGCCGCACGTCCGTCGAGTTCATCCATGGCCACCAGGGCGCAACCGAGATCGTGCTCGTCGACCAGGACGGCGAGCAGCCGGTACCGGCCGCGGCCGGCTCGACGGCGGCCGGCTCGGCGGCGGCCGCCCCGCTCGTCGTGCGTCGCGTCCTCGAACACGCGCTACGTAAGCCCGTTCCATGCCCGAAGTGCGAGCGCACCTCGACCTGCAGGTGCGCCGGCGCCGACCGCACCGAGGGGCGCATCGACGCCGTGCTCGGCGCGCTCGCCCCGTGGCTCAACTCCGAGACGGGCGAGGCGGCATGAGCGACACGTACGACTTCGACGACTTCGCCGACCTCGACGAGCCCGACCTCGACGAGGCGCTCGACGAGCTCACCGACGCCGAGCTCGCGGCCGCCCTCGACGCCCTGTACGGAAACGACCCGCTCGCCGGCTACGACACGCCCGTCACGCGGCGGCGCAAGCCGTACGCGGTCGGCCGCAGCGTGCACGACGTGCTGCGGACCCTCTGACCCGCCCGCCATCCACAGACTGTGAGGAACCCCGTGGACAACACGACGACCACGAAGAGCCCGACGCCCGAGGCGTACGAAGCGGCGTGCGCCGCACTGTGGGCGCACCGCGACCGCGCCAACGCCCTTGAGGCTGGACTCGACGCCATCCGCGCGTGGCGGCACACCTTGCCGGCCGGAAACACGGCCGAGTTCGCCGGGCTCGACGCGATCCTCGACGCGCTCGTCGACGGCGTCGCGGCGCCCCTGCAGAGACTGAAGCCGCCGACGAGCCTGCAGGAAGCCGTCGCCGCTCACCGAGCCGTGATGCGTGAGCGCGGTACTGCGCTCGCAGCTACGCGGGTCGTGTGGGATCAGATCGAGGCTGCCGCGGTACGCGAGATCGACCGGCACATGCCCCACAACCGCACCTGAAACGACGGCGGGGCGCCCCTTGCCGGCAAGCAATCCGGGGCGCCCCCGCTTCCCCTCGCGGTGTGATCAGCCTACGCCCCATGCATCACAGGAGCGCTCACCATGCCTCACACCGCCCGCCGTACGACCGCCGCCGACCTGCAGGTCGTCGTCGACCACTGGACCCACATGCGCGACCTGATCGACACCTCACAGACCTCGGACACGTGGCCCCCCGCCATGGGCAAAAGCGAGTACCTGCACGAGATCGACCGCACGCGCCACGAGTTCGAGATCGCCATCGAGCACGCGCAGCACCTGATCACGAAGCACGACGAGCACGGCCGCGTGCAGTACGAGTGCCTGCACTGCGACTACGTCGGCGAGGGCGGCGCTCACACCCCGCGCGCCGACCGCGACCCGCTGCAGCTCGGCGAACGCCCCGTACCGCTGCGCCTGCACGTCGTAGACGCGTGCCGCGCCGTCGAGGTCGCGCTCTGCTCCCTCGCCGACGAGATCGCCGCCGAGGTGCAGCTCGCGCCCCTCACCCCGATGCCCGCGGTCAAGCACACCGGTTACGGCACCCGCCGCGAGGCGCGGATCGCGGCCGCCGACCGAGCCCGCCGCGGCGAGCTCGCCGCCGAGGACGCTGCGAGCCCGTACCGCTGGTCGTTCACGATGGGCGACCGGTCCGCCGTGCATGCTGCCGAGTGGCTGCTCGCCCGGCTCAACGACGAGGGCGGGCCGTGCAAGCCGATCACGGGCATGCAGCGCGCCCGCATCGCGATCGTCGCCCGCCTCGCTGCGCGGCGTATCGAGCGGACCATCGGCAGCCTCGACGACCGGTACTCCGTACCGATGGACGACCGGCCGTGCCCCTGGTGCTGCGGCGAGCTAACCCTGCACCGCGGCGGCGGGCAGCCCGACGAGGTGACGTGCGAGCACGGGCTCGAATGCTCGTCACCGGTACCGGTCGAGCGAGGGCGCCGTACGTGGGCGGCGCCCGAGCAGCTCGCCGCGCTGCAGGTCGCCCTCGATGCCGCGGCGCGGCGCCGGAAGCGGGCCGAGGCGCGTGCGCGGCAGCGAGCTGCAGCTCGCGCTCGGTAGTCGCCCGCGTAGCAGCCTCGGTGTCTGCAGGTGCGACTCGACGTCGTCAGGATGATGATGAAACCAAGCGCGACCAAAGGACGGCAGCATGAGCAAAGGCGATGACGTCCCGAACCTGCAGGCCGAGAACAACGAGGCTCGGCTAGAACTCTTGATGGCGATCAAGCAGGCCGCCGAGACCGTTCGGACAGACCAAGCCGGGCGGACGACCTACAACAACGGGCACGCGGCATTGCTCGCGTTGTCCCAATCATGGGCAGCGCTGCAGCCACCGGGCTAGGTCTAGGTTCACCGATCGGCGGCGGTTCCCCACTCGTGGGGGCCGCCGCCGCGCCACTCGATCAGATCAGACTCGGCGAGGTCACTCGCGTCGGCCCCTTCGAGGCCGGCTCGGCGCAGGAACTCGGCGACGTCGACGAGGCTGTATGCGAGCCCGAGAATCTCGCCGTCGACGCGCACTCGGCGGCCGCCGGTCGGCGACGGCGGGTTCACGATCACTCGGTACGACTCGCTCATGCGTCCATGATCCGACCGGTCGCGTTCTGTCGCAGCGCGAGGCGACCCGTCCGAACCTGACGAGGACCCCTCCGCGGATCGCGGCGGGGTCCTCGTTGGCCTACTGCTCGCCCTCGTCTTGCAGGTCGGTGCGTTGGCCGGGGCGCAGGTCGCGCGCCTCCCAATACCGACGCACCTCGTCGAGATCCCACTCGTCGCGGGTGCTGCCTGGTCGGCGCTGCGGCTGCGGGAAGTCGTCGTGATGACGCCGCCACGTGTGCAGCGCCTGCCGTGACACGCCGAGCTCGACGGCGAGCAGCGACATGTTCACCAACGTCGGTTCCCCTTCGTCCGCGCTCGGCGACTGCGGCTCTTCCCGCTCTGGCATGCGCTCATCCTGCCCTAACCTGGTTGACACTGTAAAGCAGGTTCCGTACCGTCGAACCCGCACAACTGGAAAGCCCCGGCCGGCGCCGCGAACGCCACATGGCCGGGGCGGACCGTGCCCGCACACCGTCAAGTAGAGGGCTGATCCGCGTGGCTGATGGTAACGGCGAGCTTGACGGCTCGCCCACCAGCACGAACCGACCGAAGCTCACCGACTTGCAGCGCCGCCTCGTCG